GCTGCCGTCGATCACGGTGTTGACCTGGGCTTGAAAGGCAGTGGAGAGATCACCACGGGCCTGGGCAGCCCCTTCAAGCTCGGTCTTGAAGTTCTGCGCGGAGACCTTTGCGGCGTTGGCATAACCGACTTGATTGCGCAGCTCGGCGTTCACATCGGCCTGCAGCTGGGCTTGCTGCTCCACCGAGCCAAACTCGGCCTGAGCATTCAGGGCGATCAGCCGTTGCTGGCTGAGCTGATCACGCTGAGCGGCCTGCTGCTCCTGCAACAGCTGACTGCGGAGGTTGCCAAGGCCCAGCTCTTCGGCGTTCGTCTGGCGAATCAGATCCAGGTTTTGCTGCGCCAGCGCCACCTGCTGCTGCGTTTCAGCGCTGCCCTTCTCGGCATTACGGGACTGTGCCTGCAAAAGGGCGATGCGAGCTTCAATTTCAGCCCGCTGGCCGGCTGCTGCGTTCTTCTGCTGCTCAAACGCCAAAGCCGCCTGCTGACCTTGCTGCTCCGTCACCAAAGCGCGGGCCTTGAGGTCAAACTCAGCCACGGTCTGGTTGAACTTGGCCTGCCCGTATTGCAGCTCTAGCGCCCGGCGCTGTTCGTCATTGGTAGCGAGCTTCTGCGCTTGCGCTAGCTCCTGATCCAGCAGGCTCTTGATCGTGTCGCTGCGGCCGATGGCGGCATCAGCGCGGACCTTGTTGATCTGGCCAACGAGGTTGTATTCCTGTTGATAGACCCCCAAGCGCTTTTCCTGCGCTTGCAGATTCAGCTTGTCCGCAGACAAGGAGGCCAGCTTCTGATTGCGTACATTGGTCTCAGCCTGTTGCGCTGCGGTTGCACCTTTGATGGCAGCGGCATTGGCTTCAATTAGCTTTTTCTTGGATGAATCTGCTTCTTTTGTCAGATTCTTTTGGCTACCGGTGGCATCATCAAGAGCTTTGCCGACTGCTGCCGCTGTTGCTGCACCCACGCCCAACGCAATGGCCACCTTGGCTGCATTGGCAGGGTTGAGGATGGTCTGCGCAATGGCAGCTGCGACAGCCAGCGCCTTCTGAGCCACTGCTGCTGCCTTGGTGGCATTGGCGATCAGGTAGAACGCCGCCGCAGCACTACCCACACCGGCAAACACCTGCACCAAGGTCTTGGTGTTTTCTGCCGCAAACTGCAGCGAACCGGTCAACCCCTGCACCGATTCCGTAACGGTCGGGAGCAGGGTTTCACCTAGCTTGATCTGCAGCTCTTCCCACGCATTGGCCAGCTTCTGAAAGCTTTGGGCACTGGTCTCAACGCCACCGCTACCGGCGGTCAATTCGTTAAGGCCCTTGGCAAAAGCAGGGAGAAACTCTTGAGCTGTCAGTTTCCCAGACTCAACCAACTTGACAAGCTGTTGTTGATTAATTCCAAGGCCTTGCGCTGCAGCTGCGAGCGCAATAGGTAGCCGCGAGCCTAGCTGTTCACGCAGCTCCTCAAAAGAAACAACGCCTTTTGAAGAAATCTGCTGCAAAGCCAAAAGGCTGCCGCTCACTGCATCACTGCTAAGGCCGAGGGCTTGGCCTGCTTTAGCGACAGCACCAAACACCTCTTGCTGTTCCTTCAGCGGGATGCCAGAAGCGCTGGCCGCAGCGGTGAAGCTACCAAAATCGTTGGACAGCTGCTTGTAGGAAAGGCCGAGCTGATCGGCTAAGCCTTTGGTGAACGCCAAGGCTTCAGCCGCGCCACCACTGCCCAAGGTGTTCTGCAGCTTGCGGGTAATTGATTCAAACTCCACCGCCGCTTGCACAGCATCCTTGATGCCAACAGCAAGACCAGCAAAGCCAACTGTTGCACCTACTGCTGCCGCTGCATCTTTTAGGCCAGAACCAACACTTGGTCCCAAACCACCACCAGAGCCTGCTTCAGCCTTTTGCCGTTCACGGGTGGCCTTGCTGATTTCTGTAGCGAGCTCTCGATACTTTCTGCTGCCGATCTCAACGAGGCGGATCTCCTGCTGCAGGCTGGTGATCCTGATGTCCAAGGCCGCCAGCGTGCCCTTGCTGGCTTTGGTGCCTAGCGCGTTCTCAATGCTGCGGCCGGCTTGCGTTGCTAGGCCCCGAACTTGCTCAATGCCAGCGCGGAAGGCTGTCGTGTCCAGCAGAACATCAAAGGTTGCCCGCCCGAGCGAATCCGCCACGCCTACGCCTTGCTGTGCCTAGAAGTTGCCCCTACTTCACCAGCTTTTGCAACGTGGTGAGTGCTGGCAGCCGGAACAATGCGGGCGTGATCCAATCCCTTGGCGGCATCTGATTGCCGGCCTTGGTGCGGTAACCCTGCAGCACGTAGACCGAGTAGTCCACGTTCCAGGTGTAGCGGTAGCTGAACGGTCCGCTCTTGGTCCGCACGATGCTTTGCCGCAACGCTCCGCTATCCACGATGTCGCGTGGGCTGCCGACGCTCTCGCGGCCTTTGCCCTTGCGGTTGAAGCTGCCGCGTGTGGCCCTGTAGGTGCTCGGCCAGGTGAACTGTTTGGTACCGATCTCTTTGGTGAACTGCGCCTCTAGCAGCTGGCTATAGCGCTCAAAGGCTCGCTCTAGGCGATCCTCAATCAAGGTTGCGTTGATCTCGATCTGCACGGCTACTCCTGCCGCACGGCATCAAGCACCACCACATGACCGACGTTGGCTTCCAGCAGCGCACCGATCCCGCCGCGTCCGTAGGCGCTGCGAGCCGCCACCAGCGTGACGTTGTAGGTGCTGCCGTTGTCAATCTCCAGCGTGCCGGTCATGCCTTCCAGCACGTCGTCATCCAGCAGTTGCGGATCGGTGACGTAGCCCTCAAAGCGTGAGGTGCGCACGTCCACGCCTGCAAAGTTTTGGCCGATCGTGGCACCGATCTCCTTGACGAACACCCGATAGCTGGCGGGCGTGGTGTTGCCAACCACGTTGCCGGTGTACGGGTTCACGGTGGTGCCCGCTGCGGGAAGCTGAAAGGTCAACTCCCCGTTGCTGAAGCCATCCAGCGGGCTAACCATCGTTTACGTCAGGGCTAAGGAGGGGTCGGTGCTGTGGCCTTGGTCAGGGTGTAGGCGCCGTAACCTTGGAGCGTGAAGCTCACGGTGGCGATACCGCCAGCCTCGATCGACTCGGAAAAGTCGGTGATGATGCCGATACCGGCGTGCTTTTCCACGGTGGTTACCGAAGCGCCAGGGTCGGGGGATTCCCGATACCACTTGATGTATTGCCCGGTCGGAGCGGCCAGGGCTGCATCCTTGAGCAGCTTGTAGCCAGCGTCCACGGTGTCCAAGTTCATGGTCATCGGGATGCTGTAGCTCTGGCTGGTAGCAACCGCCTTCTGGAAACCACCCGTGGTGCCGTAGTCGGTGACGGTTTGGGTTTCCGTGGTGCCCTCAATGCCTGCGTTGGTCAGGTTGAGGATCTCAGTCAGGCCAGAGTTGCTGCTGGGATGGGTGTCATCAGCTGTGGTGGCGTTGGCTATCCACAAGCGATAGCCGATCGCGGACATGAACGCCATGTGGAAGGTCCTAGATGGTCTGGCTAAACTTGCCTTTAGGAGCGCAGCAGCTGTGCCTGGCTAGCGGCATTGCCGTAGAGGTTGCTGAAACGCCCGTCGTAGCCGATCGCTAGCGAGAGCTGGTTGCGCCAGTAGCTCTGCTGGGTGGTGATGCCGCTGAGCTTGGCGCCTGGGTTGCCTGGTGCCCACTCAAGCACGTCAGCGCGAATCAGGCCTAGGTCTTCGGAGGCCTTGGTTTCAAAGGCGGTCTCCAAGGCGTTGAGCTTGGTGATGGCGGTTTGGCTGGTGGTAATTGAGGCAGCGGTGGCCTCGTTCATCAACACGTCGAGGTGCTCAAGTGGGATGTCAGAAGCGGGGATGGCGAGGTGACGGCGGATGGCCTCGCGGTCAGTGGAGAGCCAGGGCATGGCAGATCCTTTTGCTTAGGTTGCCATGGCTTACGCAGGCCAAATATCATCAACTGCCTCAAAGTCTTCATCTGTTTCAGCTAGAACTAAAAACGCTTCCACCAGCTCCTTGATTTGAGGCTGTTCAGCTTCGCCAGCTTGATCGTACAGATTTTTGAGCTGCCTAAATCGAGCCGCCGAAAACTTTTCAGCACTGGCGACCCTGAGAGCTTCTTCTAAAAGCGGCGTGTTCATCATGAGGCTAAATACTCATAAAGGCTACGTCTGATTCGGTCATAAAGTGCAGGTCTCATTTTTTTGAGTTTTGCAGGCTGGCTGACAAAAGCGACAAATGCTTCTGCAAAGGCTTCTCGGTCATTTGTGCCTGGGCGGCATCCACACCGCCTCCGCTGCTTCCTTCCGTCCCAGCGCACGCTCAAACGGGCTTGGCCCGTAGTTTGGTTCTCTACCTGCATTCCGCAGCTCATCCATCACCTCGGCCCGTTCCCTGGCTTCTTCCTGCCGGTCTACCAGCCCTAGCTCCACCCACTCCGCATCCCATGGCGTCAACGTGCATCTGCAATTTGGGTGAGCCGGGCACACCACCTCACCCAGCCGATACACCCTGCGGTGCCGTGGTGCGCAGAAGCTGCAGGTGCGGCTGCTGCCCACTGCCTGCCACTGCACTTCTTTGATCCCTTCGGCCTCATAGCGCAGCTTGGTGCCTTCCACCATCGCCGATGCCATCTCAGTGCGGGCCAGGATCTGCGCACGGCTGGAGCTGATTGCCAGGCTGTTGGTGAGCGTGCCCTTGAGCTGCCGCCAGCTGTCGCTCTGCGCTAGGTGGAACTCCACCGCGCCAATGATCCGCCCACGCAAATCCACATCTGCCAACCTGTTGAGCTGGCCAAACACTTGGCTGCCTTTGCTGCCGGCGGCGTAGTTGCGCAAAGCGTTCTCCCGTTGGGCTGCGGCAATCAGCGCTGATGGGTTCTGCCGCGCCATCGCTGGGCTGAGGATCGCCTCAGGGTTGGTTGTGGCATTTGCAAACAACTGCGCGGCCTGCTCAATGCCCTGCTGTTGCGCTTGCTGCTGCACGCGGTTCAGCTGTGCCAACGCCCAGTAATCAGACGCCAGCTGCCCATCAGCCAAGCCGCGGGTGATCGTTTGCTGCAGCTCTGGCGGCAAGGCCAAGCCATTCAGCTCGCGGCCCAGCTCATCACGCAGTAGCAACAGCCGTTGCAGCGGGAAGGTGCTGCCATCGTCCAGCGCCCGCTTGTAGGCCACCTCGATCCGGCCTTCCAAGTTTTGGTAGGCACCAACAAGAGCACCAACGATTTCGCGCTCGTATGGTCCAATCAGGGCAGATGCCAAGCGGCCCCAGCTTTGGGCCGGATCCATCAGTTACCACGCTGCAACGATGCCGGTGGTGGCATCACGTTGCCCTCCAGGAGCTGCCGTTCGCGTTCCATCTGCTGCTGCAGGCTGCTTGCTGCTTGCCCTTCCAAGCCCACTACCTCGGCATCTAGATCAAAGTCCACTGGCAGCACCCCACCGCGCTGCAGGATCTCAAGCAACGTCGAGCGGCTGAGGTAGCCGCCATCGGCCAGCGCCTTCACCTGTCCCACCTGCTGCGGGTCGAGCTTCGCTTCCAGCGCTTGCGCAACGATTTGCAGGCTGCCGGTGGGCTCCTCCTCGGTGTAGGCACACCAAAGGAGCTGCAGCTGCTCAAACAGGCTGGCCTTTTGGCTGCCGGCCAGGGCCAAACCGCTTTGCACCTGCCCTGCTTGCAACCGCGCCTGCGTGGCTGTGACGGCTTCCTTGCCGCTCATGAACGCCAGCGTCTCGTTGTTGATCAGCTCCTCAATGTGGCGGAGGTGATCCTGCTGCTGCTGCAGGCTGCTGCCGGTAGGTTCTGCAAAGCTGAAATCCCCATCGACTGGCACATCCACCACGCTGTTGGGGCCAATCACCAGCGGTGGTGGGTTCTGGCCATCCATGAACAGCGCACCGCGCCGCACCGGCACGGGCAAGGCGCAGCGATGCAGCAGCTCGGCTAGATCCGAGCGAGAGCGGTAGTGCTGAAGGGTGAGCAGCGCCAGCTCACGGAATGGCGGCATCCCATTACCCCAGCGCTGTGGCTGCGGGGAGTACCAAACCAGCGGCACCTCCGGGATGCTGGTGAAGCCTTCCTCGACAAGGCGCATCTTCTGCGTCGCACCGAGTTGCCGGTTAATGGCCCACACTTGAAAGCCACCAGGGGTGAGCACACGGAAAAACGGCTCTGTCGTGAAGCCGAAGTTTCCGGTTTCCACTTGCCGCCATTCCATGACGGTGGCCTGAGTGAGACGCTCTTGGCCGGCGATCACCTCCGTCTTCCAATTCAGGATGTTGCGCCGCTCAATCAGGACCAGATAGGGCATCCGGTTCATCGCTAGCCGGTCTGCCTCCGAATCCACAGCCACCTGCTGGGGCATCTCGACGAGCACCGCGCAGCCGCCATCACGCATCGCCAAGCTGTCAGCTATCGCCAGAAAGCTGGCCAGGCTGTTGCCCATCTCGTCTACATCATCGAGCTGCCACTCAAAGGACTGGGGCAAATCAGAAACCATGAACTGCGAGAGGATGCCACTCATCGCCTCCACCGCTTTGCGGAAGCTCGGCACATAAGTGGAGCGAGCCAGGCGCGAGCGATAGGCCGCATCCGGTTCCTTGTTTTCCTTGTGGAGGTAGCTCGGTTCCACACCACGCAGACCGTTCCAGCAGTCAGCCATCAACTGCAAATCCGCTTCAATGTCCCTCAGGACCGGATGCTTCCAAGTCGGCAGGTTTGGCAGATCAAACAGATCACCATCAATCACAGGCCTGCCGTCCATTCATGCGCCTTCTCCGTGCCTTGAAATTGCCGCTAGAAAGGGCTAGCAGCTACAGCCAGGCAGAATCCATCTGATCATCTGCGCTGTGCAGCTCAAAGCAACCCAGCTCGTGACCCATCCCAGCAGTGGCGCGAAGATCCAGCTTGAGATCGTCAGCAGTGATGCCGAGCTTTTCGCACACCTGGGGGATAGTGTCACCACTCTCAAGCAAGCGACGTGCGTGCATCCCGCGTTGCCGGACGCTGCCGGGTGCCTTGAGCCAGAAGTTGTGGTCGCGGATGTAGTGCCGCCACTCGCCAAGGATAAAGGGCAGAGCGATGGTGCTGAACTTGAACCCTTTAGAGGCATCAAAACGGCGTACGGCTTTGAGCAGCCCAATCAACCCGAGGGAATAAAGGTCTTCCACTTCCACGCAGCGGTACTTGTGAAACTGCTGGTGAATGATGGTCTTGAGCAGGGGGATGTGGCGCTGAACCAAGCGCTCTTCTTCCCGTCGCTTTTGCGGACAGGTCTCGTGATACAGCAGCGTGCGAGGCCTGGTGCTGCGCGGCTTCAGCGGTGCTGCAGGGCATGGCTTGAAAACTGGTGGCTGCCAAGGATCATGCAATCCCTGCTCAAGGTTAAAAGCAAGCTGCCCATCAGCATGACGGGCGCGGGATTTAAGGATGGCCATCACCACACAGCAGCTTGTCCGTAGCTAACAGAGGCAGACGTTGCAATTGCAGGCCTAGAGCGTAACCAGGCTAAGCCCTGCGATAGCGCATCCACTTGGTCATCGTGTGCGGCATTAGGGAAGGCTGCTGCTTCTTCAATGAGCAGACTGCCCCAGGTGCTGCGTTCAGGAAGGAAAACGTTGCCAGCTTCGATCATGGGGGAGATCGCTGCAGCGCGGCTGAACTTTCCGCCTTGGGGGTTGACGGCGATCAGGCCAGGGATTTTGCTCTTAAGCATGGAGATGACTGCTGGACCGTTTGCTTTGTCTTCAACGATGGTGGCAACGGGCTTGTAGCGGTTAAAGGTATTGACGATGGCGGGGATGGTTTCGGTGATGTCGAGGCGATCACGAATGCAGTCGAGCAAGTAGAAGCTGCTGCCTTTCTGGCCGATCACCAGACCCACCACATAGTCGGTGTTGGGACCATCTTTGAAGGTGAGGTCCCAGGAGGTGATGATGCGCTCCAGCTGGGGCAGTTCGCGGTAGGGCTGCCACCAGGAGCGTTTGAACAGGCCACCGGCGGGTGGGGATGGGCGCTGTTGGAAAAGGGCGTTGAAGCCGTATTCACCGAGAACGCGGCGGCGATCTTGAAGGGCGTCGAGGTCGTAGCGCTCAGGGCAGAGTGGTTCGCCAGGCTGGCGCTGCAGGGGGTCGTTGTCTTCTGCAATGGCAGGCAGGTTGACAATGGTCCAGGAGCTGGCGTCTTCGGAGTTGAGGATGCGGCCTGCGAGGTCATCTTCGTGCCAGCGGGTCATGGTGAGCACGACAGCACCACCAGGCTCAAGGCGGGTGTAGAGATCGTCTCTGTACCAGTTCCAAACGCGCTCGCGGTAGGCCTCAGATTCAGCTTCTTCGCGGGATTTCGTTGGGTCGTCGATCAACACGATGGAAGCGCCAAGGCCTGTGATACCAGCGCCTACGCCTACGGCACGCAGGCCACCACCTGCTGGGGTGTCCCATTGCTCAACAGCCTTGCGATCAGAAGCAATTTCAAATCGCGTCGCAGCGATGCGGCGTGCTTGACGGGAGAAAGTATTAGCAAGGGTTTGGGAGTAGGCGGCGATCACCACGCGCTGCGTGGGGTCCTGCTCAAGGCGGTAGACGGGATAACGGATGGTGCCCTGGTGAGATTTACCGTGACGTGGCGGGACGGTGACGATCAGGCGTTTAAGGGTGCCAACGGTGATGGCGTCGAGATGCTGGCGGATGAAGGCAAGGTGGGGCCAGTCCCAGTTGTCGTCAGGGGAGACCTGCTGAAGCCAGGTGTAAAAGGATTGAGGTTGGCGGGTGGTGGTGCCTTCGAGAAAGGCGGTAAGGGGTTCAGGTTTGCAGATGCCGGAGAGGAGGGAGGGCATCAGCTGGACATTTCAAAGCGGAGGAGCTTGGCCTGGTCTTCGAGGGCTTTAAGGGCGATGCCGAGCTGATTGGATTGCGAGGCGCGGCGTTCGTATTCAGTGAGGCGAGCGATTGCAGCGGCAAGCCATTGGGGGCGCTCTAGTTCAGCGTCCAGCTGCATCAACTGGCGTGCGCGTTGGATATAGGTTTCAGCTGTACGTTCAGCAACTCCCCATTGATCCGCCGAGTATCGCAGGATTTGAGTACGACTGTATGCGCGAAGAAGCAAGTCGTAGACGGCGTTGACGCGCTCGTCGATTTCTACGTTTGTGCTCTTCTTTGCCATGGCCTGATTTTAGCCGGTGGCGGGTGTAAAGAGTGTACCGTCTTCTGCGATTTGCTGCATGAAAAGACGGGCGTCGTTGAGGGAATCTGCTTCGATGCCGGTCATGCGAAGGCGTTGACGGAACGAGTAGGTGATGAGGTAGATGCCTGAAGTGGTTGTGGTGTCGTAGCCCCAGAGGATGCCAGGGACGTTGTAAGAACAGACAAGTTCAGCAGCGGCTTCCTGCGCGTCAGATTCGTCAAAGGCATCAACCTTAACGCCGATGAAAAGATCGGGGTCAGTGGGGTGCGGCGCGATGATGGCGTAATCAGGCAGCATGGGCCACAAGGCCGTCATCTTGAGGTTGCCGCGTAAGCGGGATGATGGTGATGATGGCGCCAGGGTGTTCGCCTGGAGTGATGTAGCGCTTGGTATGGGAGGAGATGGCGATGCGGGCGTCGTCTTGCAGGAGGCCTGAGTCTACGAGGGCGTCTTCGGTGGATCGAAGGATTTTGGAGCCGTCGGGTTTGACAAAGTGGAAGGTGGGTGCTGAGGGCTTAAGGGTTCCTTTGGCGGTGTAGTGAGATTTAGGGCGGGAAAAGAGGAAGACGCAGGAGAGGGAGACAGGTCCGGTGATGGTGGGATGGGATTGAGCGATGGCGGCCTGTTGAACGAGATAGCGCCAGGGCTTGACGTTTTTAGAGGATTCGATCATGCGGCCATTGCCAACGTGACGCTTGCTGCCCTGGGGCGCAGGTGTCATGCCAGCAACGGTGAAGGTGATCACTGGCGGCGAGCGGTGAGCGCTTGGCTGAGGTGCTGCAATTCTGCTCGTGCTGCATGGGAGATGGGCATGGATAGGCGAGCCTCGATGAGCCACAGGATGCCTTCTACGGTGTCGGTGACGGCTTGGTTGTAGGCAGCTGTGTTTGGATCAATGGATGCAGGCTTTAGGGCTTGGCGTAGGGCAGCGGTCGGGATCATCAGAGGGCACGGATGGTCCAGTAGGTGGTGACTTTGATTTGGGCTTCACCCAAGGCAATGGCCAACTCTTGGGCTTGTTTGAGAGTGGCTTGTTGCTGCTGGATGTGGTCAGGGTATGCGTAGGACTTGCGGGTGGAGGTGGTGAGCTTGTAGTCATTCCAGGTAAGGGGTTCATCTGGATTGACTTCGCCTGCGTCTACAAGGGTGTCGAGATCAACGAGGGCGTCTTGAAGGGATGCTTCCCAGCCTTTGATGGCGGCTTTGGCGGTGGTGATGCGCTCTAGGACTTCATCGAGCGTGGGCAATGATGACGGCAAACAATGCGGTGAAGAAAGCAAAGAGGGCAAGGTTGTCTCGGGTGATGCGGCGGCGTTGCGGTGCATGAATTTGCACGGTGTAAGAGGGCTTGGTAAAGGTGGGCAGTTGGGGAGAGGTCATGGGGTTAGTCGTCGTCGGATCGGATGACACGGAAGGAAGCGGAAGGCCAGAGGTCGTGGAGGGTGGAGCAGAGGCGGAGCGCGGCGCCTTCATGGACGAAGGTGTTGGCGGTGAGATCCATGGCGTGACCTTCGAGGGGGAAGGCGTCAGACCAGCCGGTGGCGGTGAGGGATTGGAGTTTGTATGCCATTTTGTGAGCGTTAGTTAGGGCTAGGGGTTTTGGTCAGAAGAAATTGCGTTGTGCAGCGGTGAGGGTGGGATGCGTGAGCCAGTCGCCGTCGTCTAGGTCGCGGTCTGCAGCGGGAACAATCGGCAGGTGTTGGACGGTGTAGGGGATGCCAGCGGCTTGGAAAAAAGCGTGGAACTGGGAAAGTTCGGCTTCGCTGGCGTAGTCGTCAAACAGTTTTGAAACGAAGTGCCAGCAGGGTTCTTCGTCCAGCGTGGGGTCAGCTGGAGGCAGGGTGGTGCAAAGAAGTGCTGGGCCTCCGATACCGCCACACGCGGCGCCCAGCCTTACGGGAAGGACCGACCCAGCGCTGTGGAGGTTAGCGTTTGAGGTAAGCATGAGTGTTGGATGTGGTGGGGTCGCCCCCGTCGCCATAACATAAACCCTAGGGTGCGCTAGCGCAAGTCAAAAAGCTAGCGGGAGGTCAGAACGGTCTAAAGCGGGCTTCGTAGCGCTCCAGCACTGACCACCAGGCGTCAAGGCATTGCTGCGCGTCGTGAGTTTCGATGCGGAACCCACCAGGGCGTGCCCAAAGGCCAATGCAGCGGCTGAACAGCAGGTTGTAGCGATCGCCTGCCATGTGAACACCAGCGCCGAGTTGAGGGCGAATGTCGTAGGGCCTGCCCGCAGGGCCTTGGGTCTTCAGGTCCGCGATGCCGTAGGTGCCATCAGGGAATTGGAAGATCAGGTCGAGGGTGCCGGCGACGTTGCGTTTGAGGCAATAAACCATTAACTCACTGCCGATAGGGGTGATGGTGTCCCAGATGGAGTGCGCCAGCATCGGGGTGATGTAGGTGGAGAACTGGGCGTAGGGCTCAGAAGTCAGGTTCACCGGGGTCGTCCAGGTACTCGCCGGGTTCCAGCGATGGTTGACGAAGTGCTCCAACGCTCGATGGGTGGTGTTCCCGCGTGATTCCCAGATGTGGCGTTTGGCCATGATCTGATCGAGCTGCTGCGGGGTCTTGGTCACTGCTGAAATCACGCCGGTCACTGAGATCGGAAAGGTGTGGCTGGTCTGGCCATCGTTCAGGGAGTAGGTCCAGGTTTGGCAATCCCTTGTTAGGCCTAGTGGCTGCAGCCACGTCGAAGTCGCGGGGGTTGATGGTTTGGACAGCTTCAATGGGGAAGTCGTCACGGAGGAGGTTTCGAAAGGGTGGATGGGTGTGACCGGGGATCCGCTTGGCTTGTTGTTTTTGGTAGGACCAGTCTTGGCTGGGTTTGTCGAGGTCTTCTAGGGTCCAGTACCCGGCATCGATGCCGCGTCGCAGTATGAGTCGAACGCTGGCTAGGTCAAAGAGTTTTTTCATGACAGCAGCAGTGGCATCGACCCATTGCCAGTGCTGTAAAAGATTGCTCGACAGCTCATCAGAACAGCCCCGCGAGCACAGGGTTGGTGGTGGGGCCGTCATCGTCTACAAAGCGCCCGTTCCTGACCACACGCCAAGCAGGGTGCCTCGTCTGCTCAGGAGCCTGCTGTAGGCCCCCACGAGGGGCTTTGAATTGCTCGTAGCGGCTAGCCGATACCCCAGCCCATTTCCCATTGATCGCCAGCCGTAGCTGCTCAGCGACCACCGCATTGCCGTAGCTGGCCTGCAGCTTGCCCAGCTCAGTTTGCAGCAGCTTCCAAGCCGTATCCCCCTTGCTGCCCTTCTTGGCACGCCAGAACTCCTCGATCAAGGAGGTGTGCTGCAGCAACGCTTCAGAAATGATTCGCGCCTTATTTATTCTATTATTTATATTCTTTTCTTTTAATAGAATAGAAGAAGTATTAGATGGAGCCCCGGCTTCGCTCGGTGCTCCAAGGGTACCTGGCTTGTCAAGTGCTTGGGTCAGCAACAGGCACAAAAAGCCCTTCCTGTCTAGGAAGTCGGGCTTTGCGGCATCGATTCTGTCCAGCAGGTCAGCTGGAATTGAGAAATTAAGCTGTGGCACTAGCGGTAGCGGTGGGGTAGCGGTGGGGTAGCTGTGGGGTAGCTGTGGGGTAGCTTAAAGCTACTGCTAGGTAGCGTAGCGCTACTGCTGATGTTGTGCCGCATCCTTGAGCGACCATTCGTGCAGGGCCTGCTCCAGGAGGTATGCCGCCAGGTTGCTCAGCGATCTGCCCTCCCAGTCGCTGCGTCTTAGAAGCCGCTCATACGGCTGCAACGGCAGCATGATGCTGATGCGCCGAGAGGCGCGTTGGTGGATGCTCAAGTTGGCCATGGTCAAATCCGGTATGCCCGGCGCTCATCCCCATGAGCAGCGACGGATGGCTGGGGCAGTGCCCGTCTCCTCATCCTAGTGGCCCCTAGCGCTAGCATGGTGCTGCAGATGTGCTGCTTCTGAATGCAGGGTGCGGGTCATCCCACCAGGGAGGCCAGGACAGCACCTTTACAGTCCCAATGCCGGGTCGGCCCTACCCGTAAGGATGGGCGCCGTGAGGGGCTTTGTTTGGGGCCTCTCTGAAACGGTGACGAAGGCCCGGTCCACTTGCGCCCAGTGCCTATGCCCGTTGCTCCGAATCGAGCTTCGGCTTCAAGGGCTTGACAAGAGGCGCTCATGTATGCCTAAAGTGAAGGGGCTCGGCTAGTCCCCGAGCACTCCAAACATCGGTATTGCTATGAATAACTCCGCACTGTCTGTGCGTGTCTGGAACGGCACAGCTATTTGGCGCCGGAGCCAGGACGGGTATGTGAACGCCACGGCCATGTGCCAGGCCAATGGCAAGCGCCTCTTCAACTACACCCGTTCCGAGCGGACAAGGGCTTACATCGCTGCTCTGGCAGCCGATGCTGGAATCCCAGCAACGGGAATCATCGACATGCGGTGTGGCGGCACACCCACCAACCAAGGCACCTGGATACACCCACGGCTGGCCGTAGACCTCGCCCGCTGGATTTCTCCACAGTTCGCCGTCTGGATGGATGGCTGGTTCCTGCAAGCCATGCAGGCCTCCCTCCAACCTGCAAATGAGCCTGCTGGTCCCAATGGCCGCATTGACCTGGCCTTGACCCTGCTGCATGAGGCGATCGCCACCATCGACCCCGGCAAGATCTTTCGCCCCTGCGATGCAGACATTTGGGTGCAACGCCGGGTGCCCTTACAGGAGCCCAGCAAAGCGCTGCGGGATGCAGCAGCTGTAAACCTCCCGTTTTCGACCGTGCGGCGGGTGCGGGCAGCTGCGATTTAGCCAGTGCTGGCCTCCAGTCTCGGTAGCGCTGTCCTAGTTGCCCAATATGTTGTTAATGCAGGATGGCGCTACATAATGGGCAACAATGAAAAGCCCAGTCACGGCCTACAGCTACGAGCGCGTCAGCCAGCCTCAGCAAGCCAAGGGCCGAGGCCTTGGGCGCCAGTCTGATGCGGCAGCTGCTTGGGCCGTCAGCCACGGCCTGACGCTTGACACGAGCCTTCAGCTGAGCGATGCGGGCCGATCAGCCAGCAAAGGCCATCACCTCACCAAAGGCGCCTTGGGCCGCTTCCTGCAGCTGGCGCAGGGCGGGAAGCTCGGTGGCTCTCCAATCCTGCTTGTGGAGGCGATCGACCGCCTCAGCCGCCAAGAGCCCCTCGACGCCATTGAAACGATCCTGACCGGGTTGGTGGGCAGCGGCGTGCGGATCATCACCTTGGAAGACGGTGCGGAGTACAGCCGGGAGACGCTGCGCAGCGACCCCACCAAGCTTTTGGTGCTGGTGGTAAAGATGCAGGCCGCCTACGAGTACAGCGCCCGGTTAGGGATGCGGATTCGGGATAGCTGGGATAAGGCCCGCGAACAGATCCGCAATGGCACCATCGCCCGGCCAAGGCAGTTCTGCCCGGCCTGGTGCGATTGGGAGCCTAAGCAGGGCTACAGCCTCAATGCCAAGGCCGAGACAGCGCGGCTGATCATGCAGATGTTGCAGGACCAGGGGTCCTATGTCGTGGCCCAGCACCTCAACGGGATTGGGGTGCCGACGTTCAAGGGCAAACGGTGGACCCATGCCAATGTCCGCGAGGTGGCTACCAGCCCTGCCATCTACGGCGCATTAAGACTTAACACCAAACCAGGCAATGGCAGCCCGGTGGAGATCTACGAGGGTCTGCTGCCTGCTGTGGTGACAAAAGCCGAGGCGCTGGCGATTCGGCAGCAGCTGGCCCAGCGTGCAAGGTCGGGTGCAGCAGGTCCGATCACCAACACCCGATGGATTGGCCAGCGATTAACCCATTGCGCCTGCGGCAAGCGGATGGGTTGCACCATTGGCGGCAGCCCCGGCAAACGGGTCTATTACCTGCGCTGTCGGCATCGCGAGAATGAGCGGCAGGGTTGCGCGAGGCCGGGAATGCTGCTGCAGGCGGCGACCGCGCATCTGCTGACGCGGCTGGAGCGCCCGCAGCTTGAGCAGCTGATCGCCAGCTGCCAGCAATCCGACCAGCACTACAACCGTCAGGCGATGGTGGATGCGGCCCAGCAACGCTGTGATGAGCTGCAGCTGCAACATAACAACACGCTCAAGGCCTACAAGGCAGCAGCACGCTCAGGTGTGGATCTGACGGCAGCGCTGCAAGTGCAGGGTGAGGTGGAGGCGGAACTGCGCGAAGCGCAGCAGGCATTGCGCGATGCGCAGCAGCTGCTGGCGCAGCTGGAGGGCGTGCAAGGTGCTACTGAGGCGCTGGAACCGGTACTGGAGCTGCAGCGGGCATTTGCCTTGGGGCTAGACACCAGCGAGCAGCGGCGAGCGGTGAACTTGGCGCTACGGAAGATGGGTCTATCCATCACGGTGGACACCAGCACTGCCGAGATAGGCCTGGCCATTGGTGATGCACCCCCGCAGTGGCAGCCGATCCGGCAGCTGGACCGCTCGGCCCTGTATTGGGGCGACAAGGTACAAGAGGAAGCCGGGCTGGTGGTGGCTGGTCGGGAGGCGGATTTTGCCGCAGAACTGAGTCGCTGCGCAGGGCTTGAAATTACCTAGAGGGCTAGGTTGCGCTAGCCAGCCAAGGCGGCGTATTTTTTCCTACAAAACAGAATGCGTAAATGACTGATCAAGACGCTGACAGATACCCTTCTCCCCAGTCACGGCAACGCTTTGCGCAGACAATCCTCATCTGGCGCACCAAGGCTGGTTGGGCTCACGACACCATGGACCGCTGGGGCGAGGCAGCAGGCTTTACCCGTGTGCGCAACAGCGTTTTTAGCAAACTTGAGCGCGGGCTGGTCGTTCAGCCCAAGCCGCTGACCTTCATTCAGCTCGGCATCGCCAACGATCGCCTTGCTCGCAAGGACTATGGGCTGATCCCCGATCGCCGCCTGCGTGAGCTAGTGCAGGCCCAAGTGCCGATCACTGATGAGCACGGCAACCCTTGGACGGAGACTGACTTCTTTGGCCATTTCTGCGGCACGATTGCCGCACCATCATGGGCCAACCCGCCGCAGCTAATGACGCCACAGCAGGCCGAGGAGCTAAGCCTGCAGCAGCGCGAGATGTTCACCAAGTACGCCAAGGACATGATGCTGCCTCCGGCGCAGGCATTTGATCAGCTGCAACCGCATTGCAAGGGCATGAGCCCTGAGCAGGTAAGAACATTCAAAGAGGTCCTGGGTGGGTGGCACATCTGGACGCCCCAAGAGCTGGAAGACCTGACCGACGCAGCAAGGACAAACACTGCATCACAGGCGCTGCTGATGTGGTGCGATGCGGATGACTTATGCGGCAAGCTTCGAGAAATGCGCCCTGACTAGCTCAAAATAGCTTGACTTGTAGGGTGCGCTAGCAGTATGGTTTGAGGGTAGTCAGGCCTAGCCCATGCCGTCACCTGTTTCAGTGCCAGAGCCTGCGGGCTCCCCCTTGACCGCTGCCTTGGTGGCATTCCACCAAAACGTGGCCACCATCCATGAATCCAGCACCGCTCAATACGGTGCCTACGCTGACCTCAGCACAGTCCTAGGCGCGATCCTGCCGGCGCTCTCCAAGCACGGCATCCGTCTCTCCCAGACCTTTCAGCCTTGGGGTGATGACGGCACCGCCATGCTGCTGGTCACGAGCTTAAAGCACATTTCCGGCGAGGAGGAGTCCTCGCGGCTGCCGTTGGTGCGGCCTACCTCCAGCCGTGGCAATGCCGTTCATGACTGGGGTGGTGCCGTCACCTATCAACGCCGTTACGCCATCCTCGCGATTCTTGGCCTGGCCGCTGGCATTAAGGATGACGACGGTGATGCTTTTAGCACCGCAGCTCCTAGCGCTAACTTAGGCCACAACAGCGCTAGCACGAACTTAAAAGCAGAGCTGCCTAAGGCCGGCAATGGTGTCAAAACGGGACCTGTCGCCGCTGGGCCTAGTGCCATCCCTGGTGACGAGCTGGAGCGCATCAAACGCGCAATCGTCAACCTCACCGCTGATGAGCGCTCGGCCTTGGTCGCTGCCTTCCGCAAGAAGTTCAAAACCCCAGACGGTCAAGGCATTGCGGACTACATCAAAACCACCGAGCACGCCGATTTTCTGACCCTTCATTTAAGCCATGTTGCTGGAGTCAACTGATGACCATCTCAGCGTCGCCCTCAATCACATCACCATCGCACTCAGCCAGCTCAGCGAAGACGACAACGAAGCCTTCGCGCAAGCCGCCTTTGAATCACGCATCACCCGCTACGGCAGCCACTGCCGCCGCAAAGCCCTGCTTCAGCGCATCCACGCCGACCTCCATTGCCTCGTCAGTGAAGCGGCTTAAGCGCGAGGCCTTTTTCATTCAGCACGGCATCACTGGCGAGTATCTCTGCGGGATTGAGAACGGCAAACCTCAGTGGACGGCCAATCCGCACCAGGGGTTTCCGTTCTGCACCATCGAAACGATCAGTGCCAACATCCGCCAGATCTGGGACTTCTACAACGAGCCACACGCTCGGGTGAGTGCTGTCACCTTTTGGGCGGATCCCGCCCATCCAACCCTCTGGCACGTTTGCTCGCATGGCTAGGCCTAACAAGCGCTACGGCAGATCCAGCGAATCCCACCAGCTACGCGCTGGGCTGGTCGGCAACCATAAGAGCTGCCGCGTCGGCATCCACCTCTGGCCTGATGCGTATGCGCTGCTGGCCGCTGATGCCGATGCCCATGGCCTAACCCTCAGCGGGATGGGCCATCACATCATCCGCAACCACTACCAACTCCCTCCACTTCCCTGACATGGCAGACACCGCTTTTACTGCTCGCTTCCGTTTGATGCACAACACCATGCGCACAGGCGATCGCTCACCAGAGCAAAACCTCGTCATTGACTTCACCCCAGAGGATGCCATCGCGGCAGCCAGTTACCTGATGACTATGGCTGAGAACGCCGAAGCCAATGGCACCACCGTCCGGGTTTACACAGGCAAAAACAACTACGCCGAGGTGACCGGGTTTTCCCTGTGGGGTGGGCTGTGGGGCAACAGCGGCAAGATCAGCCCGCTGAAGCCTGATTCGGTCTCGGCTGCGGCGCCCTTCTGATGAGCAACTGCCACCCTCGCACTGAGCAGGCCAAGGTTGATTTTCTCGAGACTTTGTACGTCGCCGCTGGTCGGAAGCAAACAAGTCACCCTGATCACGGCCTCTACACCGGGCTGTATCAGAACTGGTACAGCCTGCAGCAACGTGCCGCAGACACCAACGAAGAACTCGCTCCCTAATGCAGTGCTCTCAGTGCCGTGGCACTGCCCTCCGCATCCTGCAGTCCCGTCGTAATCCCTCCGACAACAACAGCCCTGTCATCCGGCAACGGGTTTGCAAGGCCTGCAGCCAGCGTTGGTTCACTGCTGAAGTGCCCATCCCCTCATTCACCGTCACCCAAGGCACCTGCGGGCACTTCCGCACCAGTGCCCTCATCCAAGTTCACAACACAGTCGCCGCATGACTGACACCCAGATTCAGGCTGCCTTCCTTGATTGGTGGAAAGACAGCTACCCGATGCTGCCGCCTAACCCACGCACCATCGAAACCCATGTGGCCTTTGCCGCTCACATCCAAGCCATGGCCGAACTGCTGGCGGAATACGACGCCAACAAAGTCCCAGAATGATGCGCTGCCAGCAATGCCGAGGCATTGATTTCAAGGTCATCGAATCCCGCCTCTTGCTCTCCGGTACACGCCGCCGCCGCTGGCGCTGCAACAACTGCGCCAATCGCTGGACAACACGTCAACACGGTGCCAGCCCGCCGCGTGAGCGCCGGCTAATGAAGCCGCGTTTGCGTGGTGGCGTTCGCACCCTAACCAATGCCGAAGCGGCCAGCATCATGCTCTCGCCAGCCACCGTCCGTGAGCTGGCCAAGCAATACGACATGACGCACCAATCCATTTCCGCAATTAAGAGCGGGCGAAACTATCGTGATGTCTTCGGCGCATTAGGCCTGAGCCGCAAAGGCTGTCACTCCTGTCAGCACTGGCGTAATGAGGGCTGCTCGTTTGATTTCCCTGAAGCTGGCGGAAGCTTCTCTAAACATTGCACGCTGTATGAGCCGCACGAACATTGACAGCTTTGGGCAGTTTCTCAATGATGCAGGACGCATCACTCTGCTCACCGCTGATGAAGAGATCTATCTCGGCAAGCGGGTGCAGGCCATGCAGGCTTTGAAATCCGAGAAGCCACGCGGACCCTACGGCAAGATTCAAACAGCTACCTTGCGGCGCGGCCAGCGTGCCAAAGAGCGGATGGTTAATGCCAACCTGCGGCTGGTCGTCAACATTGCTCGCAAGTATGCCGCTAAGAACCAGCACACGGGCTTGACTATTGACGACCTCGTGCAGGAAGGCTGCATCGGTCTGATGCGAGCGGTAGAGAAGTTTGACCCAACCCGTGGCTACAAGTTTTCCACTTATGCCTTTTGGTGGATCAAGCAAGCCATGACGCGGTTTCTGAATCAACGCAGCCGCATGATCCGCCTGCCGCATCATGTGGCCGACAAAGCGCAGCAGCTCAGCAGGACGATGCAAGATGAGTCCATTCGGTTGGGGCGGGCGCCCACCCGCGAAGAGCTGGCGGTTGCGCTTAACATCAAACGCGAGGAGCTTGAGACGCTGATATGGCGGGGCGCACCGGTGCTGTCGCTTGACGCCGTGGTGACGGATGACTACTCCAGCGCCTTAATTTCAATAGTGGCAGACCCGGTGTCGCTGGAGCGGGACGACGATGACATCCGCCAGCAGATCGCGCTCAACAGCCCGACGCTGGCGGAGTGCATTGCCCGCCTTACGGAGCGGGAGCGCTACGCCGTGATCCGCCACTTTGGGCTGGATGGCGCCGCACCGGACACCATGATACAGATCTCCAAGGTCTTCGGGCTCTCCAGAGAGCGGGTGCGCCAGATCGTCACCAAGGCTCAGCGCAAGCTGCGCTTCTACCTCAGTCAGGCGGTGGCGCCTCCGACTGAGGCATTATTGAATAGCCGTAAACGCGCAGCATCCACCGAAGCGGGAACGGTAGAGAAGCCGCTGTTTGCCCTGAAGCGAAAACTTGCGGAGGAGCTGGTGCGGGATCAGCAGCTTTTACCTGAGTTGGTAATAGGGCAATGACGGCCTCCAGTTCGGCGACGTGGTGGACGGCCTTGCGCAAGATGCTGTCTTTGAGTGCCAACTGCTCCAGCAGCGAGCAGCAGAGTTCGGCAACGCTGTTAGGTTCGGCTGAGATGTTGCTGCGTATGATGCGCTTGCCCTTTTCGATCTCGAAGGCGGCGGAGTCCGTGACCTCCGGGATGAACCACTTGGCTAGGGCCATGGGGAACCTAGGGCGATGCGTGGCTCCACATAGGTTGCCTATGGAGGCGGAAGAGCCGTCTGCCGAACTGGTGCGCACACCAGATGGGGACGTGTGGCGTGTGTGCGGGCTTAACTACTGCACGGAGCACGCGCAGCGGTGGCAGGCCGAAGTCATGCACCAGTGCTTGCGCACCGCCAAGGGGCTGCCGGCTTCGCCGTTTCAGTAATCCCAGACGACCTTCGGTCGACCAGCGCGGATGCCGGTGTGGATGAAGCCCCTAGACGCACCCAAGCCGATGCTGTAGGGCCAGTTTTTGACGCACCAATCTTGGACAGTCTTAACGGGTACGCCTTGGATGTACCAGTCAACGGCGCCACACCCCGCCTTAAACAAGTGCTCCGAGTTCTGGGCGCCACCGACCGATTGGTTGACTGCTGGTGGCCGGTGACAGCTCGTGATGATCACTGGCTTGTTACCGAACTGTGCGCGGGCGTTCTCTAGGAAGGTGCAGAGTTCGGTGGCGATGTCACATTGAGCCTGTTTCGTAAACCGGCGGCGCTCCTCGTTCAGCGTCAGCTCGCCGTAGGCGATGTGGGGCGTGATGAGGGTGGAGAACGGCGAGGAGGGCGTGAACTTTGGTGCCGGTTGTTGCGGCACCCAGCTGGTGCCTGTGAACAACGCCACCTCAGCGGCGCGGCGGCGCTTGAGGCCAAGTAGGACCGCTTCACCAGCGCGGCACCACTTCGGCAGCTCCTCGCGCACGACGATGGCGGCAGCCTCACCAGCGTTGATGCGTTTGCGCAGGGTGCTGTCTTCAACTGCGCCTAGGCCTACGTTGTAGGCCCATGAGATCAATGCTGCCTGCTGATTGCCGCCGTAGTTAGCGGATGCTGGGATCAATTGATGCAGCCTTGCGGCATAGCGATGCACCTCAGCCTGCAACAGCTCATCAGCTAAATCTTGGCTGATCTTGTCACCCTCGCGCACAGGTGCGCCGTTGACGTTGGTTGCGCCCCAGCCAATGGTCCACACACCGGCAGGGCACTTGTAGGAAGTCAGCCTGCAGCCTTCCCAGGCTTTGATGATCTTCTCGGCTGAAGCCAGGTAGAGCGGCTCCGGCTTTTTACCGCCTTGGCTCCATGTGCGGAACCATGGTTGGCTTCTGTCGAGCAGGGAGGCATCCGCCTTCAGCATCGCCTCCTGAAGCTCGGTGATCGCTGCCATTTGGTGCGGCAGCCCGTGCTTGTAGAAGCGGAACAGATCAGATAGCCGTACTGGGTTGCTCATCGCTTGAAGTTGCGCAGTGCTGCCCGCAGCGGGTCGTAGAGGCCCAGAACCGCCTCGATCTGGGTTTCGGTGGCGCGATGGTCAGTAGCCGATGCAATGGCTTGCGCCACCACCGACTCCACCACCATCGGCGCCGGCTTCATGCTCAGCACCTGGGGCAGGTCAGCGTCGAGGCGCTCATACACCTTGGGCAAAGCGCGGCGTAGGGCCTCGTCCATCGCTGCTTTTAGCAGCGCTTTGGCAAGGCGAATCAGCAGAGTTTTCATGGTGCGGGAGACGATTTGACGAGGATGGCCAGCAGCGCAGCAGGTGCAGCTGTCACTGAGCCTTCAAGGCGTCCGCGACTGTTGTCACATTCGCCAGGGCGCTTGAGTTCGCAGTTGATCAAGTCACCAGCGAACAGGCCAATGCCGCTGGCGTAGAAGCCCACCACTGCGCGGATGATGAAGCTGCGCTCATTCATTAGAGCCTTTCTCCAGTCTGCGAATGCGCCCTTCGTGATCATCTAAAACTTCTTCCAACCGCTCCACATCACGGCTAAGCTCCACGCGCATGGAGCTGATCTGATCCACGACCTGTTGCAGGCCTTTCTCAAGTGCCACGCGCATTCCGGCGTGTTCGGTGCTCAACCTCCAAAGGGTGCCGACGATGGCAACGACGCCCGCAACGGCTAAGGATTCGACCACTGGAGCAGAAAAGCTTCGCGCTCTTTAAGCTGCCTGCCATGAAAAAGCCCCCGCATTGCTGCAGGGGCCAGATCCCACTTTTCCCCCTTAGGCGGTTTCCTTTGAGTCTTCAGTCGAACTTGCCTTGCGTCGCCCTGAGGTTTTGGCAACCACTTCTTTGCGCTCTTCAGCGCTTAAAGTCCAGCCATTGCTCAAGGCTTCCATCAGCTCCAGCCGGCTAGGGGCCAGATAAGTGGCCCCCGTTTCCGGGTGGTTGAGAGTGATGGGATAGGCCGACATCACTTGAAGATGTAGGCCACGGCAGTGGCAGTACCAGGGCTGCCGGTTTTGGTCAGCACGCCACGAACCGTTGTGGCACGACCGCCCAGACGGTGGGTCACCTCAGCGCCAGAAAACGGCACCTCAATGGTCTTGGCAGTGTTGGGAAGCACCACCGACTCAATCGCCACATAGGAGCCCGAGGCGGTTTTCGCCTCAAAGGTTACGGTCCACTCAGCAGTGCCAGCGGTGTAAGAGCTGTAACCCTGAGAAGCGATAACCACTTTGCCAACGTCAATTGACGAGGCATCAAACGTCACTGCATCACCGTTGGTGGTGGCAGAGACAGCGCTAACGGACAGCAGTTGAAGCACAGCGTCGCGCAGGTAACCCCGCCGATCGCTCATTCCAGTTGCAACAGGCATTAGTCAATCCTCAATGAGGTGGAAAAGAACAGATCAAGCGGCAACCGCAGCATTGGTGACACCAGCCAGACGGGCAATCGCCTGAGGGTGGAACACCGCCATGCCGAGATAGGCCTCAACGCGGATCCGACGCACCGGCTTGGTGTCGATCTCGCCCAGGTCACGCACCCCGATGCCACCGTTGGTGATCAAGGTGGCGCCATTCACGCCAGCTGCCACGCAGTAGACGGAGCTGCAGACGCTGCTGCTGCCACGGGTTTCGTTGAAGTCCAGGATTTGAGCCCCGGTCTCGTCGTAATCCACATCGATGATGGGGACACCGTTGTAGGAATACTGCTGACGACCCAGGGCATCCTGGCCGTACTGCAGATTTCCAACAGCAGAAGCCACGCGGTTAGCAGCCGAAAGGCGACGACGCAGCGCACGGTTCATAATCAGCACAGGGCTGCCCACGGTTTCGTCTACCGCATCGATCAGCTCTTCAAGAGCAGCAAGGCTCAGGCCTGCGCCATTGTCAGCGTTGAAAATCAGCTGAGAGGAACCGCTAGGGATCCGTGCCTGCAGACCATCGAACTCGTTGACGTTGGTGGTGGAGTCGCCCTTGATCAGGGTCTTCTCCAGCTTCAGGCGAGCGGCCTTCACCTTCATCGCCACTTGAGCGGTGCGGATTTCAGGGCCTTGCATGGCCTCAAGTGCCAGGTCGATGTCCACATCGCCACCAAAGATCTTGAGCGCTTCGGATTGGGGATTGATGATCCCGGTGGACTCGCTGTAGGCCTCGTTCACACCACGAAAGCCGATCCCAGGCAGGGTCTGCTCTTGGTTGTAGTGGATGCCGGTGCCAGCAACGGTGAGCTGGGGCATAGCTGCATAGAGCTTGCCCTCGCGGAAGATGTCAACGATTCCCGCTTTGAGGGAATCCTGCCGGCCAAGCTTGCCGGCCTCAACGGTAGTGAGTGCCACGGTTCAGAAAGATTGTGTGGAAGGTGTCTGCTGGCTTCGCGCCACAAGACAGGCCCCACATCGCGTGAAAGCCGTTCTATTAGTTGCCAGGCCGATACGGCTTCGCCAGTTGCTTGTGCTCGTCAATCAGACCAGCCTTTTGAAAGAACCGGCGGGCGTGAGCAGGGTCTTTGTGCCGCTCCAGGAATGCGTTGACTTGAATCAGGTTTCTTGCTCAGGATCAGGCGCAACCCCCTGTCCCTCAGGTTCCGGCCCCCAGGCGCTGTACTCAGGGCTGGTGACGTAGGCCGCCAGCTCGGCGGTATCAGCCGTGGCGGCAATGGCGGTGATCTTCTCGCCGGTCTGCAGGCGATAGAGCTGACGCAGTTCCTTGACGGCTGGATCCATGACCGTGCCGTTGTCAGCCTCGCGCACCACCATCCAGTCGGTAGGCGTTAGCAACGTGCACGCGGTGGTGCGGGTTTGTTGGGTCCACTGCTCGACCAGCTGAGCGTGGTCCTTGGGCAAGCCTGGTTCCCAGTAAAAACGCTGGTCATACGGCTCGGGGTCAGCCACCTCGGTGATGCCAATGGCGGCACGTTCTTCAGGCGTGGCAAGCCTGAGCCAGTTACTGGGGTACTGCGTTCCGTCCGCCGTGGTGAACGCTACGTCCGGTGAAAGTGGCTTGCCGTTAAGAATAAACATGGGTCTAAGGCGTTAGTTGAAGTTTAGGCAGGGTGGCTAGGCTTGTTCACTACTCACACAGCTCAGGTGCTAATACCCAACTTGTAGTTCCTTCATCCCACACATAAATTTTACCGTCAGTTGGATAAGGTACAGGCGAGTCCCAGCGACAGGTATCCTCATTTAAAACCCAAGACGCATAAGGTTTTGGCGGAACAAAAGCGTTGCGGCATGGATCAAAACTATATCCAACGCCTGCATAATTTTTATAAATGCGTCCATTGTAACTGGTTTGAATCCACTTGGTGTGCTCACCGTAAAGGCTTTGGCAAAATTGTTCACCAAGCCAGTCGCATTCAACTCCTAAATTGTTTTTTAAGACATCGTTATTTACCACAATAACTTGTTCTACAATCCAGTTTTTGTTTACCCGTGCGAAGTGTGCCATTAGAAAATAATGCTCCCAGATGAAGTAAATGTATAGATACGATAACCACCTGTGACGGTAATCGTCGGACTGCCTGTGGTGGTTGCTGCGGCATAAGTATCTGCATAACGGATGATTACAATCCCAGAACCACCGGCACCACCTGCAGCAGGAATAACGCCATCTTGCCCCCCAGCGCCGCCGCCGCCGCCGCCTGTGTTAGCAGTGCCAGCCGTTCCATTTCTGGTAGACGTGCTCGAAAAGGCTCCGCCAGCGCCGCCGCCGCCAGTTCCTCCTGAACCTGCAGAAGCAGTGGTATGAACACCACCGCCGCCGCCACCTGCTCGTGTTACAGAGGATCCCGTGATAGAAGAAGCTGTGCCTGCTCCACCAGCACCTCCTTGAGAACCTGCGCTCACACCTCCAGAGCTTGCGCCGCCACCGCCGGCACCCCATTTATTGCCTGAATTGCCAGAGCCACCATTTGTTCCTTGTGCAGGGGAAGTATTGGGAGTATTTCCTGTGCCAGAGGTTGTTTTAACGCCACCGCCACCACCGCCGGATCCGCCACTGCCGGCAGTAGCTCCTGGATTTCCACCGCTGCCAAAACCGCCGCCTGCAGCAATGGTGGAGTTAAATTCTGAATCAGAACCTTTTGTGGCATCTGCTGGAGAACCAGCTGTTGTACCACCAGCGCCACCACCACCAACTGTAACTGTATATGTGGTTCCTGTAGTTAAAGATTGAGACGTCAGTTCTCTATAACCACCTGCACCGCCGCCACCTCCGCAAGCATGACCACCTCCGCCACCACCACCTGCAACAACTAGGTAGTCAACAGTAATTGGCTTGGCAGTTGACGCTAACAATAATGCAATAGCACTTCCTGGAATGCTCATGGTGCAACCTCCAACTTATTTTGAATACTGCCGTTGAATTTCAGCGAACGTTCGATCTTGTACTGCGGTGTTCCGCCAGCAGCAAGCAGGTTATTGACGCTTCCAGGTACTCCCATGATTAGCCCAGGTTGGTAATCAGAGTAGCCGTGATTGCAGTCGTGGACTGAACTGAGTACACCAAGCAATCTCGGGCACTGGCGGTAGTCGTAAGCGTCGGCGCGGTTCCTCCGGTAAAGTCCCACGCACTGCCATACGCTAGCGTTCTACTTCCTGTGCCATCTTGCGTAATCCAAATCGCTCCTGACTGCCCAGCCACCAAGTTGGTTGGGTTGGCAAGTGTTCTCGATCCACCGAGCGTGACCGAAAAATTATTTGCCAGGCTGAAATCTGCGGTGATCGTGGCGGCATCGGTCAACGCCGTGATCGCCCCACGCTGCGCTGCCGTGTAGGTCTGCGTTACGTCCGTCTTGGCGGTGTCGGCGTCATAGGCCTGGACGCTGACGCCAATCGCCGCATCGTTTAGCAGGTCATCGACATCCACCACCTGAGTGCTGGACTGGAGCTGATCAACCTTGACTTTTCCGAAGGCCATTAGAAAACCACCCAGGTAGCGTTTGCAGGAACGGTCACTGCGTAAGTGGCAGCAACCTCAACCGGGCCAACGGAGACCCCGTTGAAGCCGGTGCTAAGCGTCAGGTTGGCGCTGATCACCTGAGCGGTTTCAGCGATTGGCTTGCTGCCCCCGCCAATCTCAACGATGCTCTCGGCGCCGTCGTTCTTCTTAAAAAACGCCTTCCCGTCGTAGGTGTTGAGCGCAAGTTCGCCCAACGCCAGGTCGCTGGTCGTTGGAACCTTGCCGGGCACGGCGCTGCGTTTGATCTTGATTGTTTGTGCCATGTGGCTTCCCGTTGGTTGCTATAAAGCTGGAATCAGTTCAAGTCGGCTGGTTTAATGCCCTTCAGGCATCAGAACGTGCCGCCATCCACCACTTCCACCGAAATGGTGACAAAACCATTGCCGGCGTCCTTGATCCAGCTCAGGCTGCTGTTAAGGCGGATCACGCCATCGGTGCCGTCAGTGCCGTAGATGTAACCGGCGGTGCCGCCGCTCACGATCGCCACCTTCTCGTCAGTGTCGCTGTCGGGGATGTTGAGCGCTGTTTTGAAGCTGTTAAAGGTGATCTTCTTTTCTTTCTGGCCGCTGCTCTCGCTGGCATCGTGGATGAGGATCAGATCCTCGGCGCCGCTGATTGCGCTGAGAGTGGTCAGGTCATCAACAGCAGGCACCACCGTCAGCTTGGTGGTGGCATTGGTGGCGACGTGAAGCGTTCCGCGATCGGTGGTGATGTGCGGCTCACCGGCCAACATCCCGGTGGTTGGCAGATTGGTCTTAAGACCCCGCTTGAGCTGGAGGCGTGCCATTAGGTCACGGTGAGCGTTGGCCTAACTTGCCCGCCCTAGCGCTAGTTAAACGTGCCCCCATCCACTGTTGGCACCCATTCGGCCTGATAGTTGGCAGTGCCGTTCTTCAGCAGCACGTTGCCAACTGCACCACCTGTAGGCAGCGGCGCACGATCGCGTGCCTCAAAGGTGTCTGCTGTGGCATCCCAGGCCAGCACCGAATCCTCGATCAGCCCCGTGGTTTCCACATCCGTGAGATCAGCCAGGCCCAGTGACACATCGCCCGTCTGCCCGTTGACACTTTGCACCACCGACGTTTGCGGCAGCACCACATCCACGATCTGCCCATCCTTCGGCAGGGGGATGCGCAACTGGGATTGACGCCGTGGGCCGATCCCTTCGGTGACGGCCAAAATCAACGCCGTGGTGCCAGCAAACAGCGACTGCACCAACGTGGTGGCGCCTGCAATGTCACCACCGCCCCAGTCGATTAGAAAGACATTCCATGTCTCCAGAAATGGGCTGTTTCTGTATTGCTGCTGCGCTTCTAAGTCCGGCACGCTGCTGATCACTACCTCCAGCCCCGTGACAGTCAGACCAGCAGGCAGCCCTTCGCCAGGATCCCGCACCACCAACGCGGGGGTGCTGCTGCCATTGGCCAGGGTGTAGGTGCCGAGGTGATTGGTGAGAGCCGTGGCCAGGGCTCCCCGTAGCGCCAGGATGTCCACGCCTTTTAGCTTGAACTTGCCCCTAGCAGCTTTTCGCTGCGGTCTTGGTTCACCAGCAGCACAGCCGCTTCAAAATGCACCGGCTGAAGGTTGGCCGGTAGCTTGAGGCGATAGCTAAGCAGGGGCCGGTCTACATCCTGCAGCTCCAGCACGGTGCCCGGCTGGTGCCCTTTGGACGCCAGGAACACACGCAGGTTTGCACCTTCCCAGCTTGGGGCAACAGCAACCACCGTTCGATCATAATTGACGAGGGCACGGATCTCTGGCACCTCTGCATCCACACCAGAGCGCTTAAGCACATCTCGCCAGATGCCCATCAACAACGGCGGTAGCTTTTCCTCATGGCGTAGTGCTAGGCAGATGTGCGCCACCACAGGCGGCAGCTCATCGCCCTCCTCTTTCTTCTCCTGCTCAGAGAAGAACAACCAATCGCGGTAGCTGGTCGCTTTGCTCTTGCGGGCATCGCGGTTGATGTTGAACAGCAGACTGCTGATCTGTGCCCCCTGCATCTCCATTAGCTGCGCTTCGCCGCGCTCCAGCTCCAGCAGTCGCCGATGAGCCGCCAAGACCACTTGCACCTTCTCTTGGCCAAAGGTCGAGCGGTGGAACTGGCCGGGGAAGGCACGGCACAACGCCCAGAACAGGGCGCCCCAATCTATGCGGCTTGGTTTCCAGTCCCCGGCCGCTGCTTTTTTATTTCCTCTTCAGACGGTGGCGCTGCGCTGTCGGGTTCTTGCCCCTGGCGCTCTTCTTCAAAGAAGGCGAACAGGCTATCAAGCAATGGCTGAGGCAGCTTGAGCGTGTCTTGACTGCTCCAGTTGGGGCGATCAAGGCGGTTCTGGATTAAGGCGGTGACGCTGGCGAGCATCCGCTGGCGACCGCGTTGGATCCAGCTGCGAGTCAGCTCGGCAATCTGCGGCAGGTACTTCAGCCGAATCGCATCCTGCTCAGCGCGCAGGGTGCTGCCAACTGCAGCAGCTTCCACCAAGGCATAGGCCTCTGAAATGCTGATCTCCTGCTCAGCGCTGATCTGCTGTGCCAACTTGGCGGCGATCACCACCGCTGGGTCGTTGTCGGCGCTTAGGTCACTGACAGCGATCACCTCAGCGACCTGCAGCGAGCCCAGTACAGGCAGCTCCAGGATGCCGGTGCTCTTGGTGCCGATCCTGCGACTCTTGCGTTTGGTGGGCGCAACAACAAAGGGAAGATCGAGGCTCATGCGCTCAGGCCATAGTTGATCTTGTCCAGTGCGCTCATCCCCTGCAGGGTGCCGGAGGTAAGGTTTCCGCTGCCGCGCATCCCGCCGCCGTGACCGTTAGAGGTGGGTGCAAAGAAATGGCCATAGACCGAATGGGTCTTCAGCTGCTCCAGGTAGGCGACAGGGGTGAGTGGATCACCGTTGTCGGTGAGCATGGCCTCGCCTTTGGCGTTGACCACCTGCACCTCGCCCGTGTCGCTAATGGCAAAGCGACTGCCTACGGCGCCCATCAGGGCATCGAAATAAGTCGTGCCATCTTCAGCGCCACCTGTCCGGCCACCAGCGGCCTGAAACGCATTGGCGAGGGCCTGCTTGCGGTACAGCTCGGTCTTCTCGGCCAGCACCTCATTGAGCTTCTGGTCTTTAATCTTGACTTGCTGAACAGCTTCAGCCTTGGCTGCTTCAGCAGCCTCTTTGATGCGCTGATCCATTTCAGCGCGTAGGCGTTCTTCACGCTCCTGCGCTTCTTTGATGCCCCGCAGTTGATCGGGCTCTAGGCCTTGAAGTTGTTGCTCTAGGGCCTTGAGGCGACGTTCGGCTGCTTTGCGAGCATCGCGTTCTTTCTCCAGGGCGGCTAGGCCAGGAGTGCCAAGCGCCTCAGCGGTGGAACTGGCTGGTGGGGCGTCAAGGTCGGTGGATTGGTCCAAGTCCGTGGTGTCGGACATAGATAGCGGTGACTACCCAAAAGGCTAGCAGTGGCTAGTCAGGAATCAAGTAATGGGTGCTATAAAAGCTAAATAACGGGCTGCCAGCAACCAACGGGCGATAGGAGTTGCTGACAAAATAGGTGGGATCAGTCGTAGGAAAGCCACTGACGTGTTCAAAGGCCAGTTCGAAACCCGGATTATTTGGCGGTGTGACTGCTTGGGTGATTCCGGCTTGGTCTTCGGCCAAGAGCCCACTCACATCGAGCAAGTCTTCCAACGGCTGAACATCGCTTGGGGTGTAGGAGGCAAAAGATCCAGGCACATTGGCTCCGAGCAAGCTGTAGCCCTGACAGCTCAGCCAGGCTGGATCCAGGGTACTCAGTTCGTGAACATTGCCATTTCGCAACACCCGCTGCCCAGTTGTAAGATTAACGCCGGCTATGTTATTAAGTTTTAAACGTGCCTCAAAGGGTTGCTTAGACTGGTTGAAAAAATTAGGCGCTGCTACGTTTTTACCATCTAAGGCGCCAACTGAAATTAAATCAGGAGTTCCTCGGTCTCCGTCCGTATTAAGAGTCTGGGTGTAGGAGTAGGGGCCAAGCGATCCGCTGTGCAAGTTGCTCAGGTATGACCACGCGCTTTGCCCGCACGCTTTGAAAGGATGAGAATTTGGCAGGCTGGCACTGATAGCTTCTTTAAAGCCCGTGTAAGTTCCATTGCGGGTATATTCGTAAACTGCGCCTAGTGCAAGTACAGTTATATTGCTTAAAGAGCTGGTATAAAGAGAAGAGGTGCCGTGCTCAATGCTGCCATTACTCAAGTCTACGCTAACTGTTAGCAGGTCGTAGCTAGCCGAAGCCGCAAATGGGTCGACGCTGTTGCTGCTGGTCACTAGACCAAATAAATCCGGGAAACTCTCAGGCTGTGGATGCACAAGCACAAAGAGCACTGTATAGCTGGCTTCAAACCTCGACGTGCGCAGCAGTGTGCAGTAAAGCTTGCCATCAATGACCTGCTCTGCAACTCGCACTGTTTCATTAATCCGCTGTCCATACCATTGTGTATCAAGAATAGTTTTTGTCATCCAGGTAGGATATTCGTTATTAACGTAATCTACTGCTGCAGCAATAAATCCAGGATCTTGATCCGAGGGAAGCGCTGGCGGGCTCAACTCCCACGGTGCAAACTCTGCAACCTTTCCCTGGCTGCCGGTGTAAACCTTAACTGTTCGGACTATCTCGGAACCTGAGAACGGCTGGGTGACGAAATAAACCGGCTTAAGCTGAGGCCCGCCGCCGCGCCGTGCGCCGGGGCGATACCGTGCAACAGGCCTAACCACGCAGCGTCTTCAGCGCCTCCGCCGCTGCCAGCTTTGCCTGATACCGCAGGTTCAACGCAATCCGGTTGGCCTCTACCTGCTCCTGCAGCCGCTGGCGCAGCTCGTCATTGCCGCTGCCACCCGTCACCACCACATTCACCGGGCTGTCAGCCATCAGTCATTCACCGCGAGCTTGACGCTGTAGCCAATCGTCTGGCCATCACTGATGGTCACTGCGGCGTTCTCAGTCAATACGCCGTAGACGCTGCCATTGCACTTGCGCACGAGGAGCGTGCCGCTGCCGGTGCTGGTGATGTTTACGAGGTTGCCGCTGGCCACAGGCGTGGCGGTGTGCAACGTGATCGTGGAGCTGGTGACGCTATCGACAAAATACAGCGTGCCAGCCGTCAGCCCACCAGGCAGCGTGCCACCACTGTTGGCTGTAACGGTGACGGCATCACCATCAGCGAGGCCATGGCTGGCCACGGTGATCACATCCGTGCTGGGGTTCACGTCCGTGCTGGCGGTGATCGGTCCACCGGCCTGGCCATCAGCTGCCGCATTGAGCAGCAGCACCACATGGGTGTAATTCAGGCTACCGCCTGAGGCTGCAAACTCGACTGACACCAAGGGTTGCTCTTGCCGTGCAGCGCTAGCGCTATAAGCGCCGACCGTCAGCGCAGCGCTCTGGAAGCGGGCGTAGCCGTTGGTGCCTTCCACCAGCTCATGCTGCAGCCAGGTGGCGATGCCAGCTTCTGTGGATGGTGCCGTAGCGGCATTGACCAATGCGGCAGTAAGCACTTTGCCGCTGTAAGCCTCGGACATGACGCGGGCTAGTTCGGCCTGCGTGACGGCGGTGGTGACGGCCATTGATAAAACCCTGTGCCTCAAGTTGCCTTAAGCCAGTGGGAAGAATCAGCGTTGCCCTTACTCCACCGGGATGACGCTGGCCGCAGGCAGCACAAACCATGCGGTGCTGTTGATGCTGCCGAAAATCCAACTCTTGTTGGCAGCGGGGACTGGTGCGGGGTTGGGGTTGAGCACTGCGCTGGCGCTATAGACGTTGAAAAGGCCGGTGTTGTCGGGCGAAACGCCCATACGGACCTCGAAAACATGGAAGCCGTCAAACACCGATGCCTTAAAGAACGCCACTTCCCACACGCGGTAGATCGTGCCGGTGTTGGTGGCGCTGGTGTTGCCCTCCACGCGAACGCGGAAGGTGTTGGGGGTAGAGCGCACAAACACCTTTTGCATGGAGTCGTCGGTGGCGTTGATGAAGATCTTGGGAAGGGAAGGGTTGCCATTACCCAGCCCGGTGAATTGACTTGAACCGGCACCAAAGGTGATATAGCCGTTAGGGCTGAGCCAGAAGCTGGTGTAGGAAACGCCGTTGAAGAGGAACGGGAATGACATCCCCGTGACTTCTAGCGGAGTGTCATCGACGTTACCGTTGAAGACTTGCGTCCAGCCTGCTGGGGTTGAGGTAGTGACGCCGCTGCCGGCAAGAGGCACAGCGTCGCCAAAGGCGATGTCAAAGGCAAAGTTTTCCAGCTCCAGCACCACCTCAGGCGACAACGCCTGCACTGCGTCAAGCTGCAAACGCACCTGCAGTTGCTCGCTGTTCTCCAGTTCCAGCACCACCTCAGGCGACAACGCCTGCACTGCCTCCAGCTGCAAGCGCATCTGCAGATCCGGACTATCCATGAGGCGGTTGATGCCCAGCGGCACCGTGATCGCCTCCAGCTGTAGCCGCACTTGCAAGCTGGTCACGATGATCGGCTTAAACGGCAGTGCCAGCTCGATCGGCTCTAGCTCAGTTTCAAATACCTCTGATTCGTCATCCGGCAACGCATTGAGCAGGGCATTGATCGCTGCTTGATCGCTCACATCCACCGGGTCGATCACGGTGATGCTGTTAGCCGGCGGCTGCGGGCCATTCACCACTAACGCTGGTGGCGTTGGCAGCGCAGTAGTGTTAGGTGCCACGGGCGTCCAGCGCGGCCCGTTCACATCCCCGCCCGCCAGGCCCCAATAGAGGGCATCAGTGGAGACCATGCAGCTGTTGGCGTCAAACGCAAAGCTGGTGCCATTGAGCCGATACGTTGCCGTGATGCCATTGCTGCTAAGGTGAAATGGATGCAACGGATTGCTGGGCAGGATGCCAAGGCCGGTGGTCACCTGCATGCCAAGCCGGTGACCGATCAGCAATTGGTTCTGTTCCATGGCATAACGGGCAGCCTCACTTACGGCCTCACCGTCGCTGATGGTGCCATCGTCGTTCACGATGTCATCCGAGAGGAACGGCACGCTAAATACTCGGCTGTTGTTGGGCCGTTGCTCTGGTTCCGGACCCACCTGAATCCTGCTGCCACCTTGGATCACCACATCTGCGTTCTGATATGGAGCCAAGTAGTCAGGCACAGGCTTTTCTTTGCCCTCCTGCTGCACGTCGCGGGTGACCACCTCGAAATCTTCCAATACCAGAGGGAAGAATTGGTTGATCAACGGCGCTGGATTGATTGATTGGCCGATGAGCTTGCTAGCAGCAGCACTGATTGCTTGCTGCCCCATCTGCGTCAGTCCATAAGCCACATAAGTGGTCTTCACTTCCCGCATCACATTCTCGCCGTACAGAAATTGTGTGCGGATCACAGAGGATATCTGCTCGCCTGAGGGGATACTGCTCAGCTTGGTGTAATCCTTAATCCCACACCGTCCAAGCGCTTCAAGATAAGACATCGTCTCAGTGGCAACGTGCACTGTGACGCGGAAGGTTGGCAGCTTGGGGAGCAACACCACCCGGTATTTTGCGACAATGGGGGGAGTGTTGCTTAACGGATCATTAGCAGTAAGATTGGCGATTGCTGATTGAACCTCATTGTCTGCCTGCTCTTCCTCTTTATCCGTCAGCGGCGGCGGATCAATTTTTTGGTACTCGTATTGATCCACCTTGCGGCTAGTGATCGGCGTGGTGGCAGCGCTATTGCCCTGTGCGCGTAGCTCAGAGATTCGTAACAGTGTGCCACTAACATTAGATCCAGCATTGAGCTGCGCCTGCAGACTATCTGCTGTATTCAGATAATCCTGCACCAGCTGGCTGTTGACCTTGACCGCAGCAGTGGTGGTCTCAGCTCTGCGCTCTAGCGTGCGATTGTCGGGCTCAGCCTTTTGCTCACTGGTGATCACCGTCTCAGTAATCGGGAAGCTTTTCGTGCTGCCGTTCTTCAAAGTGACCTTAACGGCTGTCTGGGTTGACATGCCGTTGTTGTCCCAGCTGGCCGTAAAGGCCCCCAGTGCTTTATTTTCAATATCAACGCCAGGGGCAAAAAGGGCTTGTGGCGTCAGTGCTTCTTGACCAATATGAACGCCAGGGGTGTAAATGGCTTGCGGCGGCTGCTCCTCTTCGATCTGCTTTGCCGTGCCGGTGCCAGTGGGATTCTCCGTAAAGTCCACCCCTCCGGTGTTGGGGTTGATGTCCACCACCTGCTCGAATGTCACCACTGGGCCATTGGTTGGCAGGTTGGCGTAGGGGATCGCCTCTAGCTCGTTCTGTGCATCGAGGTAGCCGACATGGCCGGCACTGGCCAGCATGTCTGAAAGCGTCTCGATGTAGTCCTCACAATAAAGGTCCGTGATTTGCTGGTTGATCGTCCAGGTGCCAAGCGATTTGACGGTGATGCCGACGCGATCGCAAATCAGTGCCGCAGCTTCATGCAGGTCCATCGTTGGAGCAGTTCTCAGCTCACCACGGTTCAAGCCATCGAGCAGGTTGCTGCTGACCACCCCGCCGCCTTTGCCGCGCTCGTAGGCCAGATCATTGGCCAACTGCACCTGGGTTTGATTGCTAAGCGGATTGGCAAACGCCTGCGTCACCTTGAAGTGGCTCCTGGGAAACCGCGCCACCGTGCCGCCATCTGGGGTGACATAGCCCAGCGTCACCCGATCGCCCATGGCCGGTGTGATCAGCCCAGCAATCACGACCTCGCCAGTGCTGAAGATCAACCCTTGATTTTGAATGTGGTCATCACGCACGCTGCCCGAGATGACAGGACCCAAGTTGCAGATCACCTGGGCGCGAACATCAAGCACCATTAGACCTCTTCCACCGTGATGCTTACGGTCCAGATGTTGGTCTTGAGTCCACCGACGATCCGCGCTTCAACGCTGGCGGTGGGCGGTGAAGTCGGCCACCAGCTGCCAGCAGCAGGCGTGCTCTGGACTGTCGTTGCCACCCAGTTGCGCAGCGTCGTAAAGGCCGCTTCGTCGGCCACCGTGCCCGTGATCTGCTGCACTCTGGAGCTACGCAGCGGCCCTTGGATGTAAGGGAAGCCACCAGCGGTGCGCTCCAGCGTTGGCAGGTCGTCCAGAGTCTCCATTGAGTCACTGAGCGTGATCACAACTCCGCCCAGGGTGACGGTGCCCAGGTCTGGGTTGAGCGCATCACCTGCGGCGGCATCCTTCTCCAGTGCCTTTTTGGCAACCGCCAGTGCCTTGGTGGCATCCACCAGCGTGGCGCTTACCTGGACGTAGACACCCAGCTGCTCAAACGTTGGCGCCTCAGTGAACCAGCACGCCACCGAGCTAGCGGTGATGCCATTGGCAGAGGCAGAGAGGGTCACCGTGCTGCCGACGGTGCCACTGACCAGCGAATCAGGATCCGCTTGCCGTGCCGCTAGCCAGGTGTCAAAAATGCTTTTGAACTGGCTTAGCTGCGTGCTGTTGAGCAGCCCGCTAAGCGTCCAGCTGGGTGCCACCAGCCCTCGCCGCACGTCATCTGCTTCGTAGCCAAACGGCTGAGCAGTAAGGGTCTTGATCTGTAGCCCGTTAATGGTGACGCTCATCTCACCTTGAGGTGCCGCTCACCACTGCTGCACTTGAGTTGCCCCGGCTGCTACCGCTGTTGTTGACGGTGACGTTGACGGTGGGCGGTCGGCTGGTGTTGGTGGCGATTTGGGAGAGGATGTCGTTCATGCGGGTAAACTGCTGGCTGCCGTCGATCACGGTGTTGACCTGGGCTTGAAAGGCAGTGGAGAGATCACCACGGGCCTGGGCAGCCCCTTCAAGCTCGGTCTTGAAGTTCTGCGCGGAGACCTTTGCGGCGTTGGCATAACCGGCTTGATTGCGCAGCTCGGCGTTCACATCGGCCTGCAGCTGGGCTTGCTGCTCCACCGAACCAAACTCGGCCTGGGCGTTGAGGGCGATCAGCCGTTGCTGGCTGAGCTGCTCGCGCTGAGCGGCCTGCTGCTCCTGCAACAGCTGACTGCGGAGGTTGCCAAGACCCAGCTCTTCGGCGTTCGTCTGCCGAATCAGGTCTAGGTTCTGCTGCGCCAGCGCCACCTGTTGCTGCGCTGCGGCATCCGGCTTTTCAGCCAGCGTCGATTGGGCTGACAACAGGGCAATCTGTGCCTCAATCTCAAGACGCTTTCCTGCTGCGGCGTTCTTCTGCTGCTCAAAGGCTAAGGCCGCCTGCTGACCCTGCTGTTCGGTGACCAGAGCGCGGGCCTTGAGGTCAAACTCAGCCACGGTCTGGTTGAACTTGTCCTGCCCGAACTGCAACTCCAGCGCCCGGCGTTGCGCGTCGTTGGTGGCGAGCTTCTGCGCTTGCGATAGCTCTTGATCCAGCAGGCTCTTGATCGTGTCGCTGCGGCCGATGGCGGCATCAGAGCGCACCTTGCTGATCTGACCAATCAATCCAATCTCTTTGACATAGAGATCAAGGCGAGCCTCTTGGGCTTTGAGATTGGTTTTATCTACCTCAAGCGATCTCAGTTTTTCGTTGCGACTTGTTGCTTCCTGTTCATTCGCTTTTTCAGCTGCCTGCTGTTGAGCCTTTGCGGCAGCCTCTTGCTCTTTCGTTTGTTGTTTCTGGCCTGCAGCAGCCTCTGCGCTATTGGATTTGTTTTGCGCAGCAACTTCTTTGAGAATCCGCTTTTGGTTCTCTAGAGACTTGACCTGATCCTCATACTGTTTGGCAAGACCTGGATCAAGAATGCGCCCCAAAGGCTTTCTCAGTTCTCCTTTCAAGCGGTTGATCTCGTAATCAATCGCGCTGGTCTGTGCTTCTATCTTGATATTAGCCTTAATTGAGTCAACTTGTTTCTGCGTCTCTGCGATGTCAGCATCCAGAGCCGTTGTGTCTACGCCTGGAGCGGAGAATGACTTTTGCTGCTGAAGCAGGAGTAGTTTCTTTTCAACCTCATCCAGCTCGTCGCCGTATGCTTTTAGCGCAGGAGTCAGCTTGCCAACGATTTGCGTACCATCTGGCACGTTAAACGCTATATCACGGCCTTCAAGAGCGGCGATTTCGTTGCCAATCGCGCCAAGCTGAGCATTCAGCTCTTCTCCGTTTAACCCAGCACGCTTCAGAGCCTGCGCTTGCTCGCCAAGGGCAACAGCCTGTTGCTTCAGGCTTTCAACATTGGTCTGCTCGTTAACAACCTGACGGACGACGTTGGCACGTCTTTCGAGTTCTGCCAGTCGCTTCTCTGCAGCAGAGGTATCAAGTCCGTATTCTTTTTGGCGCTCAATCTCTGCACGTAGCGTCGTGATTGAAGTCTCAATGTCTGCGAATTGACTCTGAGCTGGCGTCAGGCTGATATTGTTAATCGTCTCGGCGATGCCAGACAGCGAGACGCCAATGGATGAAAAATTAGAGCTTGTGATCAGATTGCTGAAGGCGTTGCCGATTGCCTCTACGCCGCTACTGATGGTCTGACTAACGGTTTGCGCTGCACTCGCTGCTGCACCAGCATTGTTCTTCTGGTTTTCCAGAAACTGGTTGTACTTCGCCAGCTGGTCATTCAACAGCGGCTGCACTGCAGTCAACGCTTCAACTGAGCCAAACAGCACCGCGTTAGCGGTCGCGCTGCCTTGTGTCTTGGCTGCCACTTCCTGCAGGAAAGCACCTAAGCCTTTGGCCTGCAGGGCGGCACCGCTGAAGTCAATACCAAGCTGTTGGGCAAGATCGCTGGCCTCCTTGCTTGGCTTGAGGATGTTGCTGATCGCTTGGCGCAGGCCGGAGAACGTGGCCTCCACTGGTACACCTTGAGCAGTAGCAGCGGAGATGGCTGCATTCAGCTCTTCAATGCTGACGCCAGCCGCTGATGCAATCGGCGCAATCGTACCGATCCGAGCTGCGTACTGATCAACAACGATCTTGCCGTCGTTCTGCGTGGTTATGAAGCCGTCAATGATCTTGGTGGCTTGCTGTGCGCTGAGCCCGTAAGCATTGAGCACGGACGTGGCGCCATCAGCCACGGTTTGAATGCTGGAGAAGCCACCCTTAGCGCCCTGAGCCGATGCCTTCAGGATGTCTGTGGCGTCTGCAGCATTGGCAAAACCAGCCGAGGCCACGTCGTAGGCGGCCTTGGTCAGCTCCAGCGTGGAGACGTTGGCTTTGAGGCCTGCGCTGACCAGCTTGAGGTTGTCGGTGAGCTTGACGGCATCCACCCCAAGGGTGCGAACCGCTGCGGCTGCATCGTCAGCTTGCTTGATTTGATTGAACGCCTGCGCAGCTAGGGCCAGCGTTCCCAGTTGAGCGACGAGGCCGCCAATCGCTTGCCCTAAGCCTTGGATGCCAGATGGATTGAGCCTTTTTCCAAATGTATCTAGCGCACCATTGGCCAGATCTTGTTGCTTGACGTAGCGACCAAACTCATCGCGGAGACGCCCACTTGAGTCTCTAAACGTGTTAACCAGGCC